GATCGACACCGGGCAGGCGAATCAGCAGGAAGCGCAGCAGTACTACCTCGCGCAGATCCAGCGCGAGGGTGAGAGCGGCGAGCTCGACAACTGGGATCCTTCGAAGCAGTTCACGCCCGCGCAGTTGTCAGGGTTCCTGTCGAAGGCCGCGAAGGGCGACGCGCAGATCAAGGGTCGGCCGATGCCGAGCTCGATCGCCGACTTCGCGGCAGCCGGTCGACCGCAACTCGTTCCCACCGACGGCAGCGACCAAGGTCCGCCGCCCGATCAGGGCGCGCAGGGTGCGCCACCGCCGGACCAAGGCGCGGCACCACCGCCTGATCAGGGCGCGCCGCCGCAAGCCGCCGCAGCGGCGGGAGGTCAGTGATGGCATTCGGTTCCTTCAAGTCATTCGGTGGCGGCGGTCGCGGTGGAGTCGTCGGTCAGCAGCCGGGCGGTCTGTCGGCGATGTTCCTCGGTCTCGGCGAAGGGCTGGGCGAGTGGGCGAAGTCGCGTGCAGCAAGCGAGCTCGAGGAGAAGCGTGGCTCGCGTGAAGATGCGCGTGCGCTCGCCGAGCGTGCATCGCGCGAGAACATCGAACGCTGGCGCAACACGGCAGAGGCCGAGCGCGAGGCGACGCGACAGACCGGCGAGACGGAGCGTTCTGACAAGTCAAATCTGCTGCGCGTACAAGAAGCTGCGCTGAACTACAACCGCGAAATCGCACAAATGGAGCAGACCGGGAGGTTTCAAGCGGGCGAGTTGAGGATCCGCGGAGCCGAAGCGGCGAATCAAGCGGCAGCGACAGCGAGCCTCACGACAGAGCGCGAGGCCATGGCGAAGGATCGGGAGGAATCCGCGAAGCTGCGTGCGAAGCAACAGGACTCGCTCGATGCCGCCGCCAAGCGCGGTGACGCGAAGGAAATGATCAGCGTTCTCGACTCTCAGGTGAACCCGTACAAGATCGCGGTGGACAACGCGCGCAAGGAGTACGAAAACCTCACCGCAGGCGGTCGCGCCGACGCCAGTGATCCGCTGCAGAAAGCGGCGAAGGACAAGCTCGAAGCGGCGACCTCGGCGTACTCCGGCGTCGTCGACACGCAGAAGGAAATCCGCGACAAGATCACATCAAATCTCGGCTACGGGCCGAAGCCACCCGACCCGTTCGAGACGCTCTCGCCGGACCGGAGAGCGTGGGCGGACAGGCAAGCACAGGCCACGCCGGGCAAGTCGCGCGAGGAGATCGCGAAGGCGGCGCAGGATCCAAGCCTGACGCCGGACATGATCAAGAAGGCGGTCACGACGCCGACACCGGCACCCGCGGCAGCGGATGCTGCCCCGGCCCCGCCTCCCTTGCTCGCCAAGCCCGCGCCCGCAGCACCTGCACCTGCACCAGCCGCGCCGGGCGCGACGAGCACAAGCTTCGTGTCACCGACCGGCGTGGCGGATCCGAACGCGCCGCCGACGCCGACGGCCATGGATCCGAACGCGGCGCAGGTCGCCTCTACCACAAGTCCGCCTCCAGATGCTGCTATAGCACCTTCCGGCACTGCTATAGCAGCGCCTGACGCCGCTGCTGCGCCGCCGGACGACCAAACCTCGAAGTGGGAGCAGACCGCGCAGGAGTTGCCGCAGTCGCCGGACGGTCAGGGTGTGCTCGCCACGCTCTCTCGCCTCGCCGACGCCAAGCAGGGACCGGTCGCCGACAAGATGCGCCGCGCCGCGGAGATCCAACTCGACAACCAGTATCCTGACCAAGATAACGGCGGCTTCATCGACTACTTCCTCGACCAGAACTCGCAGCAGCAAGTGGCGTGAATGAATGGCAGGCGAATTCCAGTTCGATCCCGAAACTGGCCTGCTGGCTGACAGCGGTCAGCAGGGCTTCCAGTTCGATCCAAACACCGGGCTGTTGGCCGACTCGCCCGCGGCACCAACGCCGCCACCTGCGCAGCCCGCACCCGACGACTGGTGGGGCGACTACTGGGGCCACCTGAAAGATCACGCCTCGCGGGCGTACAACAACTCGCTCGACGGCAAGCCCGTCTCAATGCCTGAGACGGATCCGATCACGGCGAAGGATCTCCTCGACAAGCGCACGGCGCTGCAGCAGCAGATCTTCGACGGCGCGGATCCGAACACCGACGGCGAGACGAGAGCGCAGGCGAAGCTCGCGGCGCAGCGCCTCGCGAAAATCGACCACGTCCTCGGCACCATGGGCACGCCAACCGGCGAGCTCGCCACCGGCGTGCAGAAGCCCGGCGACATCATCGATGCGCTCCCGCACGAGAAGCTGATGGCGAGCGATCGCTACCAGCAGGCGTACGACGCGGCCAGCCCGGTGCTCGGTGCCGATGACGCGCACGCGTACGCGAAGAACGTCGTCGCCAACGACGCGCACTTCATCCCGTACATGTCGGACAGCATTTTTTCGGATCTCATGGGCGCGCCGAAGGCGACCGCGTTCGACAAGAACTACAACCCGCCCGCACCGCCGACACCGCAAGCAGAACTCTCTGCGGTCGAGCCGGGCTACGCGTCCGAGACCGCACCCGATTTCGGCACCGGGAAAGTCTCAAAAGAGGAGCTCGCGGCGTTCGGTCGAACGACGGCGGGGCGCTACGGCCAGATCGTTGCCTACGACGTCCTCGAGGGCACCGAGGAATTCGCGAAACTCCCGGCGCTCACCGCCGCCGGGGTGCTGTCGATCTTCGGCGACCATGCGGAGGCTGCGCGCGATTTCCTGTTCAAGTACGGCGTCAAGCCGCAAGACGACATGGTCGCGATGGCCGAAGCGAACAAGCCGCTCCCGGTAGGCATCGGCGAGCAGGCCGTCGACAAGGTTGCGAAGATGATCCCCGGCCTCGTTGCGATGGCCGCGACCTACAACCCCGAGATGCTCCTGACGCCAGCGACAGAGCTCTTCAGCATGCCGTTGTGGCGGCAGGTCTGGCAGCAGGCGGTCGAGACTACGGTGCAGCAGATGCCTGCCGGTGCGGTCGGTTCCCTGCCGGGCGCAATCGAGCGCGGGCAGCAGATCGCGGAGAAGGGCGGGTCGGCAGCGGCGACCGCGCTCGGCACCGCGGAGGAGCTCGCGACAGGCACGGTGCAGATGTCGATGCCGATGGCGCGCGGCGGCGCGTGGTGGGAGAAGGCGATCAGCGGTGGCAGTGCGTTCACCGCGCAGGACATCGCGGCGTCGGCAGCAGCAGGCCAGCCGATCACACCGGCGAGCATCATCGCATCGATGGCCGTCGGCGCGGCCATGGGCCAGATGCACCAAGAGCAGCAGAAGATCCTGCTGCCGAAGTTCGCGAACGCGATGTCGGCGCTCGAGCACGATCCGGAGAACATGTCGCGCCTGACGTGGGTCGCCGAGACGATGAAGGACAAGGGTGCGGCCGGAGGGCTCTGGGCGACCGCCGAACTGCACAACATCACGGTCAAGGGCGAGACGCGCGACGAGGCCGCGTACCAAGAGTGGAAGGCGGCGAAGGCGGTCACCGAACCGACCGCCGCAGAGCAAGCGCCGGGCGAAGGGCAGACGACGCTGCAGGCAGCCGAGGATCTCGTCGGCGCGCCGGGCCAGCCGCTCAACGTCACGCCGCCGCCCATCGGCTCGCCGGGCGCGCTCGACACCACGGCGATCCACGTCCTGCCACCGCTGCCGCCGGACGAGCATCCCGGCGCACAGGTGCCGCCAGCGCCGGAGGGCGAGCCGATCCCTGCCACGGGCCTCGAGGCGGTCGCCAAGGAGCGCCTGCAGCCGCCTGTAGCGCCGGTGGGCGCGCCCGCGGTGCGCGTGACCGACGTGCAGGCCACCGAGGCGGCGCACGCGCAGGCAGAGGCCGACCGCGCACGGCAAGAGGCTGAGATCGAGCACGAGCGGCAGTCTGGGGACGTCCAGACCGCGGCCTCAATCGCAGCGAGCGAAGACGCAGCGCGCGAGGCTGCTGCGCGCGGCCAAGGCCCGCCGATCCCGACCACGCTGGCCGCGGCCATGGAGACGGCCAAGCGGGTTCCACCCAAGCCGAAGCCGGAGCCGCCAAAACTGACAGAAGGCACGGTCACCGGCGGCGAAGCGCCGACGCCGGTCCGCGAGGGCGAGCAAACGATCGAAGGGCATCGGCCCTCGCCGCCGACGAGTCCCGAGTTTCAGCTTTCCGAGAAGGCACTGACAAAAGGGCCGGAGGTGAAAACCGAGGCTCCGGATCTGCGTCTGGCGGCACCCGAGGGCGAGGAGCCGGAGTTGAAGCAGGCGCTGGGCGCACCCGCGGGCGACACCGGGATCCCGAAGGATCTGCCGTCGGCGAAGACCGAGCAGACCGACAAACTCTCAGCGGCGCTCAACGAGCACGCTCCGGATCCGACCGGCGCGAAGATCGACCTCGAGGAGATCCACCGCGATCACCTGCCGCCGGAAGTGCAGACCGCGATCAACGAAGTGGAGAAGTTCACAGGTACACAAGTTCACGTCATCCGCGACAACACGCCGGGCTGGGAAGGCCGCGTGCGTTTCAACGGCGCGATGTACAACGGCCATCTCTTCGTCAACGAGAGTTCGCAGCATCCGATCGTTCACACCTTGGCGCACGAATGGACGCACCAACTCAAGCGCACAGCGCCGCCGCTCTACCAGATCCTCGAGAACGAGATCAAGCGTCAGGGCGGCGTCGAGGCGTTCGGCCAGAGCGCGGTAGGCCGCGGCTACAGGCCGGAGAAACACGCCGAGGAATTGACGGCCGACACCAACGGCGACGCGCTCGGCGATCGCGCATTCATGGAGCGCATGGCGAAGGAAAACCCGACCGCGTTCGGCAAGCTCGCATCGTCCTTCGGCAAGTACCTCGACACGTTCCTCGGAAAGGTTTCCGACTACGGCACCAATCGGTACGTGAAAGATGTCGACGCGTACCGGCAGGTGCTGTCGGCGGTGATGCACACGCACGCGTTCGACGCCGGGATCAAATCGGGCACGATGCGTCGCGTCGGCGCGCCATCACTCCGCAAGGCTCCGGACGACGAGGAGGAGCAAGCGGTCGCTGCAGCCGCGGGCAAGGCCGAGAGGACAACCTCGCCGGAGCAGCTTGGCGGCTTCGGCCGCGGCGGCGAAGTTGCGGACAACGCGCGGTATCAGGGCGGCGCTCGAGCCGGGCAATACATCGGCGCACCGGCGAAGTACAACACGCCCGCGAAGATCGGTGGCCTGCGCCGACTGTTCCGCCAACTGACGCAAGAAGGCGAGAGCGGCAGGTACTGGTACAGGGATTCGGGCGCATGGATCCTGCAGCACGCGGGCAGCGTCGAGGAAGCGCGCAAGCTCGCCAAGGTGCTCGCGATCTACTCGCCGCAAGCGAAGGTCGACGCCAACACCACGATGGCCCTGCATGCGTGGGAGCAGTACAAGGCGGGCCAGCCGATCAACGCGAAGACCGGCGTGCAGGATGCGTACGCCTCTCGCGTGCTGTACGGCGACGGCGTGTTCGAGGGCGGCGAGAAGACCAACAACTTCTACAACAACCTCATGCGCCATGTGGATCCGGCGTCGCACGCGAAGCAGGGCGCGACCATCGATCTGTGGATGATGCGCGCAGCCGGATATCACACCGACTCGCCAACGGATGCGGCCTACCGCTTCGTCGAAAACGAAGTGAACCGCGTCGCGCAAGAGATGGGCTGGAGCCCCGAGGAAGTGCAGGCCGCGATCTGGGTCGCGATGAAAGCGCGCACCGAAAACAAGGGCGTGAAGGAGCGCACCGAAGCCGAGTCGACGAAGAAAGGCTACATGCGCTACGACACGAACCCGAAAGGCGAGGAGGTTCGCAACGTCCTCGACGAAGGCAAGCATCGCGGGGTCTGGCTCAAGCATGCGATGGCGCTCGACGTGTCGGCCGAAGACACGCGCGCGGCGTCGTACGATTTCGGCAACGCGCTGAACGATCGCGCCGCGCAACTGAGCCACGAGTCGATCCCGTCGGTGGAGTCTGGCGTGCTGCCGGGGATCCACGATGCGCCGATGGAGCAGAAGATCGAGTATCACCGCGCGATTCAGGACGCGCTGAAGAACGAGGATGGCCGCGACGCAATCGACACCGAGGTGGGCCCGTTCGCTGGTCCCGGCGTCGAGGGCTTCTCCGGATGGGAAGGCAAGTCGACCGTCGGCACGCAGCACGCGCAGCCGATCTACACGAAGGACGGCAAGGTCAGCGAGAACTCGCGTCGGCTGATCGAGCTCTCGCAGTCGATCCGCGGGCAACTGCTGAACCAGAAAGCGATGGCGTGGCACTACCCGATCTACGACGGCTCGAAGTACGTCCAGAACGGGGCCGAGATCAACCTCGGGCGGCACCTGACCGAGGAGGAAAACGCGGCGTTTTACACCGCCCTCGCCAAGCACCTCGGGCACAGCGAAGCACCACCGATCCCGACTGTCGACGGGCAGGGCGTGCGCGTCCTCAACTTCCCCGCGATTCCCAAGGGTCTCACCCAAGGCAAGCTCGTGTCGGTCACGAGGAAGGCGAATGACGATTTTCATTCAGCCGTCCAGATGGCTATACATGATCAACCATGGCACAATGAGGTGTCCGACTACACTCGCTTCCAGAGTGACGGCGAATACATCAGCAGCGAGGCAGCAAATGGACCAGCAAATTACCGAGGAAGAATCGAAGCGGCGTCTCGAGCGATTGAAGAAGCTCGACCACGTAGCTGGGCCGGACGATCCGATATACAAGACTGGATTGAGAAAGACCTCCGTCCCCGCGTTGACGCCGTCAACCAAGACTTCGCCAAACGCTACGGCTGGGACAAAGGCCGAGCCGAAGGCGTAACCGAAGCACCGGAGTTGAGCCTCGCGGCGGAAGAAAATGTTCCGCCGCACTCCGACAAGACCGAAGACGGCGAGCCGGTCAGGACGATCAAGTCCTCGATCGGCAACCTCCACATCGAGACCGACAAGGGGCAGACGCGCACCGGCACGACCGAGGAGGGCAAGCCTTTCTCGACCGTGATGAAGCACCCCTACGGCTACGTCGAGGGCGTGCCCGGCCGCGACGGCGGATCCATGGACGTGCTGGTCGCGGGCGAAGCCGCGGATCCATCGCGCCCGGTGTTCGTGATCCACCAGAAGAACGCCGCCGGTGGATTCGACGAGCACAAGGTTGTCGTCGGCGCGAAGAATCAGCGTGATGCCGAGCGTGCGTACCTGTCCGAATACCCGAAGGGCTGGGACCGCATGGGGCAGGTCGAGCAGTTCACCCCGGCGCAGTTCAAGGAGTGGGCGCGCACGACCGGCCGCGAGCAGGCGCAGGTCGGCAAGGTGGATCCGGCCGTGCCGCGCGCGAACATCCGCGGCCAGCAACCCGACGCCGTCGCGATGCACGCGGTCACCGACCGGGCGCTGCCGGAGCGCACCGCGAACGAGCATGGCCGTCTGGATCTGCCGAACGCGGTGAAGGGCATCGCTTCGCGCACGCAGTTCACGTCGGCCGAGGGCGGCGGCGGCAAGCACGAGACCGTGCTGCGCAATCTCTACGACGCGAAAGCAGATCCGCGCGGCCTGTTCGACATCGCGCGCGACAACCTCGACGCGCACTCGTTGCCCGTGGATCTGCCGCACATAATGAACGAGTTCGAGAGGCTCGTTATCTCGCACGGCTTCGATGGCTACAAGACGCCTGATGGTCAGGCAACCGTGCTCGGCGCGAAGGTGCCGACGCGCGCGAAGACAACGGAGGTGGGACATGGGCTGGCTACCGAACGCACCGAGTCTGGTGCAGGACGCATCACCGGCGTCGCCGGGGAAAATGCCGGGCGCGACAATGCACCCGTTCGTGAAGGCGAAACTACAGCACGCGCTGCTGAGACCAAAGGCGACGAAACAACCGGCGAAGGCACCGTCAAAGATGAAGGCGTTCGCGTTCCCGATGAGCAGAAGGGGCAGACTTCACATCAGGGGCTGACCGCGGAGCACGAGGCGTCGTCGATTGCGAATGTCGACACCGAGGCGGCGCGCTTGGCCCGCGGCAAGGAGATGATCGAGAAGATCCGCGGCAAGACCGGCGAGGAACTCCACGCCGCTGCGCACGAGGAGTTGCGCAAGAACCCGAACCGCGGGCGCGAGATCGCGAACGAAGTCGCAAATACCCCGCGCAACATCAGCGACGTCGAGGCGGCGATCCTCGCCGTCGACCGGCAGCGCATCGTGCGTGCGCACGACGACGCGACCAAGCGCGCGTCCGATGCGATGGATCTGAAAGACCACGACGCCACGCAGGTCGCGCTCGCGATGATGAAGCTCCACGAGGCAGAGCGCGACACGAACGAGAAGGCAGCCGTCCACGCCGGAACCGAGTGGTCGAATTCCGGTCTCGCGCGCAGACTGCTGGTGAATTCGGATGAGTCGTACGGCGGGTTGCTCGCCGCGCGCAAGGTCAAGGCCGGTCGCGACCTCTCCGAGACCGAGCGCGCCGAGATCAAGAAGGACGCCGACGAGCGCAAGCGGCTCAAGGATAAACTCGCATCGCCGGGTCTCAAGGAGAAGCCCGAGATGGTGGTCAACAACGCGAAGAAAAAATTCGCCGATGCGCTCGAGGACTTCAAGAAACTGAAGCGCGAAGAGATGATGACCAAGGAGTGCTACCTGTGAACGGCTGCGACGCCACTGACAAACTCAAGGCGATCCTGCGTCGCATGGCGAGCGCGAAGGTCGACGAAGGCCACACCGATCCCGACGTGATCCTCGACCACATCAAGGCGGCGATCAAAGACGACGCGCCGCTCGAGCGCAGTGAGATCGCCGACATCCTCGTCGGGCATCCCGGCGGCGACAAGCCGAAGAAGGACGATCTGCAGGCGCGCGTCGCGGCGTTCCACCGGGAACTGAAAGATCTACGCGGGCGCGGCGAGGAAGGTGGCGTCGCGAAACTCAAGTCCGACATCGACAGGATCGCCTCCGGCGAGACGCGCACGCCAGCAGCCAAGCAGCAGGGGCCGCAGACCGAAGAGGTCACGACACTCAAGGCCGAGCGCGACAACGCGCTGAAGAACAAGGCGCGCCAGAACGTGATCGAGAAGTCGGTCAAGGCGCTCGAGGACCGCATCGCCGCCGGTGATTACCGCAGGGCCGCGCCGCGCGAGTCGTACCTCCAGACGACCGAGACCGAACAGGCGCAGGCGCGCTTGAACGGATTGCGCAACGAGTGGGAGAAGGGCCAGCGCAAAGCGCAGATGGAGAACCGCAGTCCCAGCGAGAAAATCGCCGACATGGTCGTCGAGGTTCACCGCTCGATGATGCTGCTCGGTCCGAACGTGCTCGTGAAACTTCCGGCGACGGCTTTCAGCAACATCGCGCTGCGCTCGCTCGCGCTCGAGCCCAGCGGGAAATTCTGGCGCAAGATCTTCCCGAACGTCGCGGCGAAGGCGGCGAGCGAAGGCGGCGCTGCAGGATTGTTCCGCACCGAAGCCAAGGCACTCAAGGAAACGGGGTCGAAGAAAACGCTGCAGTTGATGGGCGAGTACGCGCGCACCGGCACGCACGAGATCGCGCGGCTGCACGGGCAGGCCGAGGTACATAGCGACTTCCAATCCGAGTTCAAGCTCACGCAACTCATCGGCAACATCCACGGCATGCTCAAGGTGCCCGCCGCGATCAACCAGTGGTCGCGCTCACTCACGCATCGCACGGCGAGCGAGATCGCGAGGTTGCGGAAGGCCGGAGTGAGCGAACAGGACATCGCCGATCACATGGCGGATCCGGCGGTGATGTCAGAGATCGCAGCGAAAGCATGGGCCGACGGCGAGCGCGAGATCTTCCAGAACAAGAACGTGATGAGCGAGGTCTACTCGAACCTGCTCGGCAATTTGCAGCGCGTTGCGGCAGGCAACACGTCGATGTCGTTCGCGGCGAAGACGGGAGAGAAAACGCTGCGCTGGCTGCTGCCGATCACGAAGGTGCCGAGCAACGTCTGGGTCTCACGCATGAGCTACGTCGGCGGATTCGCGGGCGCGGGTGCGCAGTGGCGAGCGGCAGGGCAGAAGGCTCGCGCCGACATTCGCGCCGGGCTGATGAAGAGCGAAGGCAGTGCGGTGAAAGACGCGCTCGCCGCGCTCACGCCCGAGCAGGCCGACTCGATCATGCGCAACCTCAAGAAGCAGACCGTCGGCATGGCGGGCATGGCAATCGGCTGGTTCCTCTACAGGAACTTCGGCGGCTTGTACCAGCCCGGCGGGCACGGCGGCATGAAGCCGGAAGACGAGACGATTCGGCTCGAGGCGTTCGGCCATCACGTCGACATCTCCAAGCAACTGCTCGAGCACCCGCTCGCCACCGCGATGCAGATGGGCGCGACGGTCGCGTGGGTCGCGCACAGGCCGGGAAAGAATATCGGCGAGGGAGCCTCTGCAGGTTTCCGCGCGCTGGTGCAAACGAATCCCTTCATCGAGGAGAGCCTCAACATCGGCAAGCTCATCACCGGCCAGAAGAGCGTCTCGAAGTTCGCCGGTGAGCAGGCGGCTTCGGTGCTGCCCGGCATGATGTCGTGGGCCGCGCGCAAGCTGGATCGTCAGGGCATGGATCCGGACGTCCAAAGGGCTGCCGAGATGGCCGAGAAGCTCGGGCTGCCAGCCGTCGGTTTGGGCATCCGCATGTCGAGCGGCAGGGAGGTCAAGCGCAGCACGAAGGGACTCCTCGACACGTTCGAGGCGGCAGTGCCCGGCGCTCGCCCGTTTGTGAAGCGCAGCCCGAATCAGCCGCCGACATGAGCAACCTCGCGGGCGACAAGAACCTCGGCGCTGACCAAACCCTGTGGGGCAACATCAGCGGTGGCCCGGCGCAAGCCGTGCCGATCCCGATCGCGGCTCTGCAGTCATCCTTCCCCGGCACCGGCGGCGGCGGCAGTGGCACGGCGTTCTCCGGAACGATCACGCAAGTCGGCCACGGGTTCGCGGTCGGCGACGTCTTGCAGATCAGCGGATCCGGAACGTACTCGAAAGCAAAGGCCGACACCGCGGCGAACGCGGAGGTTGTCGGCATCGTCATCGCGGTCGTCGACGCCGATCACTTCAAGCTGTGCTGGGGCGGCTACATCACCGGCTTCGCCGGGCTGACTCCGGACGTCATCTACTTTCTCAGCCCGACGACCGCGGGCGCGATCACGGCGGTGGAACCCACGACGGTCGGGCAGATCTCGAAGCCGATTGTGTGGGCCGACACCGCGGCCAGCGGCTACTTCTTCAACATGCGCGGCAGGTCGGTCGGCGGGGGTGGTAGCATGAATATAACTTTTGGTCTTGGCGTGCCGACCGCGCTGGGAAGCGATGGCGATCTGTATTTCGAGTCCTACGCGGGGACGATGTACATCCAGTCGCCGCAAGCGGAAATTCCTCACATCGTCGGGCCGGTGCAGTTCAATGGCTTCACCCTCGGCACGTCCAACAATTACACGATCACCACGCCGTTGGCGGCAGACTGCCTGCTGATCGCGCTCGCGTTCAACGCCAACACGGCGGCAGAGGTAATCACCGGGACTGTCACGGTGAACGTGAACGGCCAAGCCGACATTCGCGCGCAAATACCCGTCACGCATTTCACCGCAGCGCCCATCACCACGCCGGTTCAGCACAGCTTCGGGCAGGTGATGTACATCGATTTGAACGGCGTGCAGCTTGTGGGCGCGACGATCAACATCACGACCTCGGTCGCCATCGACCACATGCACGTCTACTCGATCCCTCTGGTGGGTTCGAACAAATCGCAGATCATGGTGTCGAGCGGCAATTTGCCCGCGAGCCAAGCTGTCGCGGGAGCCGGTCAAGTCACTGCGGCCTACACGATGGGCAGCGGCCTGATGTTCAGTCTGGCGTGGGCAGCGAATACATCGGGTACGGCGATCCCGGCTGCGCCCGCCGGATTCACTCGAATCGCATCCTCGACCTACAACACCGGCGGCATCTCGTTTTCGACCAGCGGCCTCGACGTGATGCAGGTGCCTGCCGCGTTCGCTGGAACCGTGGCTTTGGGCACGCACGCGACGTACAGCTACCTGTCCATGCAGTTCGCAGCGAACGGTGCCGCCGGGTCGCACTGGCGAGCGATCATCGGGCTATAGACCATGAGCCAGTCCGCACTCCCCGGCAGCGGCGCACCCGGCGCAACAGGCGCGACCGGCGCAACCGGCGCGACGGGCTCTGGCGCAACCGGCGCAACTGGCGCAACCGGCGCGACCGGGTCGAACGGCGTTGGCATCACCGGCCCCACAGGCGCGGTAGGAACCACGGGCGCGACGGGCGCGACCGGAACGCAGGGGCTGACCGGCGCGACCGGCAGCACCGGCCCTGTGGGCGCTACGGGGCCAACCGGCGCAGGTGCGACAGGTGCGACAGGGGCCACCGGCACGGTAGGCCCGACCGGCCCGACGGGTGCGACGGGCCCGGTGGGACCGACAGGCGCGGGCGTGCAGGGCGACCCCGGCCAGATCGGGCCAACGGGCGCAACGGGCGCGACGGGCGCGACGGGAGCGGTCGGGGCGACGGGCGCTGCGGGCGGTCCGACCGGACCCACGGGACCGCAGGGCATTCCCGGCAGCGGCGGCATCAGCGCGCTCTCCGCGATCGGCGCGGTGCCGAATGCGAACGCTGCGACGATCACCGGCGGCAGCGTCCTCAACCTGCAGCCTGCGAGCGTGTCGTTCGGCGGCGTGGTCACGACCGGCGCGCAGGCGTTCGCCGGTGCGAAGACCTTCGCGCAGGTGATCAGCAACTCCTCGTTCGATCTGCCCAACACGACCAGCCCGACCCTCGGCGTGCTGACGATCAATGGCAATCCCGCTTTGCACTGCTTCGGCGGGGGCATCCAGCCCAACTTCTTCGTCGGGCAGAGCGCAGGCGGCAACTTCACCGCGACCGGGAACCGAAACACCGCCGTCGGCAACGCCGCTGGCTACTACCTGACGACCGGCAGCTTCAACACGTTCGTCGGCTACCAGTCTTTGCTCAACGCGACAACCTGCCAAAGCGTGGTCGCCGTCGGCTACGCGGCACTCAACGCCAACATCACCGGCAACGACAACACGGCGGTGGGTACTTCCGCACTGTCGCAGGCCACCGCCGCTCAGAACACCGCGCTCGGTCGCAGTGCTGGCAGCAACCTCACGACCGGCGCGCAGAACGTCGCCATCGGCTACAGCGTCTCCTTCCCGAGCCCGACCGCGAACGGCCAGCTTGTCATCGCGAACATGATCTACGGGTTCGGCCTGACCGGCACTGCCCTGAACGTCTCGACCGGGCGCATCGCGATCGGCAAGAGCACCGACGACGGCGTCAACACGCTGCAGGTGCAGGGCGGCGGGGCGTTCAGCGGAAACCTCGTCGCGGCCAACCTTCCGGCAGTGCTGCCGCCGGGGCCGACGGGCGCGACAGGGCCGGTGGGTGCGACGGGCGCGCAGGGCGTGCAGGGCGTGCAGGGTCCGCAGGGCGTGCAGGGTGTGCAGGGCGCGGTGGGTGCGACAGGCGCGACCGGCACCGTCGGCCCCGCGGGCGGCATCAACGCACTGGGCAACATCGGTGGCGGTTCGAACGCGCAGGGCGCGACGATCTCCGGCGCAAGCAACAACATCCTCACCCTGCAACCGGCGAGCGCCAACTTCGGCGGCGTGATGACCACAGGCACGCAGACCATCGCCGGTGCCAAGACCTTCAGCGGTGCCGTCTCGCTCGGCTTGGCTACATCACCGAGCATCCTCAATCCGTACTTCGACATCGGCATCATCAGCGCCTCGGCCTTCAACGTCAGTTGGCCGACGGCGACCAGCCAAGCCGTCGCTCCCAACTCTTCGTCGTCGGTGTCCTGCTCCTTCACCGCCCCGGCGAGCAGTTGCCTCCTGACCCTCAACGTCTACGCGGGCGTGACCATGAACCTCAACTTCGGGTCCGACACCAAGGGCGTGCCGGTCACCCAGCTTCAGGCGGGCAAGAATTCGGTCTACATTTTTTTCTACGACGGCAACGGCAAGTACTACTACGTCGGTGGCATGTTCAACGCCGCGCCGTAGTGGGAGTACACTCCGCGCCGGAGCGGTCACAGAGCCGAGCCATCCGCAACTCAACTGAAGGGGATTCCAAATGAAGAGCCGCATTCTGGCCCTTGCACTGGGCCTGTGTATCACTGCACCTGCTTTCGCTGTCCACAACGATGGCGTGTTCGAGCTTGACGGCAACGCGGTCAACGATCCGGCCAAGCCCGGCATCGACTGGGCCGATGTTTTCGCCAATCCCGGCGTCGGCCAGAGTTTCATTCCCGACGCGGTCAGCACGTCCGACACGATCTTCATCGGCGGCGGCTCGAAGGACGAGCGCGACATCTCGGCTTTGGGCATCACCAACACCTTCTGGCAAAACACGATCGGCTCGGCCCCCGACAAGGACGACCTCGAGAATGCGTTCGCCGCGCTCTTCACGGTGAACGACCATGAAATTGTATACTTTGGCGCAGACCGCTTCTCCAACAGCGGCGACAGCGCCATCGGTTTCTGGTTCTTCCGCTCGGCGGTCGCCGTCGGTGCCAGTGGCAACTTCGTCGGCAAGCATTCGGTCGGTGACATTCTGGTCACGTCCGACTTCCTGCAGGGCGGCGGTGCCAGCGTGATCAACGTCTTCAAGTGGAACGGCAATGCCGGTTCGCCGCTGACGCTGCTCGCGCACAGCGAGATCAAGAACGGCGTCCCGGTCGGCGGCACCATCGACCCGGCCACCGGCCTGTTCTGCACGACCGACGACGTCGCCTGCGCGGTGGCGAACAAGACCGCGACGCCCGCACCGTGGAGCTACAACTTCAAGGGCGTGGGTCTGGACGCCAACCTGCCGCAGGGCACGCTGTTCGAGGGTGGCGTCGACCTGACCGCACTGCTCGGCGGATCGGAGTGCTTCAGCAACTTCCTCGTGATGAGTCGCACCAGCGCCTCGACCACGGCGCAGTTGAAAGACTTCGTGCTGGGTCCGTTCAAGAACTGCTCGATCGCGATCGCCAAGACGTGCAGCGTGGGTCGCCTGACCACGGCAGCGGACAACACCTCGTTGCTGTTCTCGGTTGACTACAGCGGCCAAGTCACGAACACGTCGGACGGTTCGCTGCCGATCGGCACCGTGATCACGGTACGCGACGATGTCGGCACGCCCGGCACGCTGGCCGATGACCAGACGCAGACCTTCACGCTCGCCGCTCCGCTCGCCAAGAATGGAACGCAGGCGTTCAGTGGCTCGTTCTTCAGCAACGACAACGGCCCGCACAACACCGTCTTCGGTTCGGCCTCCTTCAGCGGTAACACGCTGAGTGCGACCAACACGTTCGACTGCACGCCGCTGCCGCTGTCTCCGGACATCCATGTGACCAAGACGTGCAACACGGTCGAACTGGTGCCGCAGAACGGTGTACTTGTGGCGCAGGTGAAGGTCAGTGGTCAGGTCTGCAACACCTCGCAGACGACGGGTCTTGACCTCGACGTCACCGTTGCCGACGACGCGGTGGGCATCAACAACCCGCCGGATCCGACGCAGGTGTACAGCGGTCACCTTGTGCAGGGCGCGTGTGCGGACTACTCGTACACCTACCAGCCGAACGCGGGCGACGGCTCGACCAGCCCGGCCAGCGGCGGCTTGTTCAGCGACACGGTGACGGCGATGGGAACCAACCCGGCGATCCCGGTGGCGAACCAGCCGACCGACATGGCGACCGCGCACTGCTCGGTCTGCCCGGCACCACAGCCGTAATCAGGAATCCGGATCGGGGCGCAAGGACGCGCCCACCGCCTGTTCAATCCTGTGCAGTCTGGCCTTCAAGCGCAGCACCTCGCCGCGTAGCCCGATGTTCTCCTTGTCCATCCGCGTGACCAGCACCTCGATGCCGGTCGACACACGGTTGCGCGCGCGCTCCTGCGACACGCCGTACACGCCGAGCAAGCGCATGGCACGATCGATCTCATCGGCCATGTCCGTCGCCACCTTCTGCAGTTGGCGAACGTCGACGCTCATGTAGTCTTTTTCGAGCAGCCCTTTGCGCACGTCGTTCGGGATCATGTCGCCCTCGAGAACTTCTTGCAATGTATACATCTGCGCAACAGGTTGTCGCGCAGGTTGATGCGCCGCCACTGGTGTCGGTTCAACCAGCGGCAGCACAGCAGACGCCTGAGTCGCTTCATCATGTGCGCAGGAGCACCTTCTCGAGTTCGTCGGCGCACACGCGCAGCGCGCGGTAGTAACTCTCGGTGCCGTCGCCCGCTTCGGTGCGCCACTTCGTGAGCAGCCCCTGCAGCCCCGCGTCCAGCCCTCCGAGTCGCTTGATCGTGCCGTCGATCTTCTCGATCACGTCGTCGATGAGCTCGGTGCCCTTCGCGATCAGTTCGTCGGCCTTGTCGAGCGGATTCTGCGCCGCCATCGCCTCGTTGTGCGGGTTGACGGTGGGCACCGGCACCGCGCCGTTGTTCTGGATGTCGGCCCACGACCACGACTCTGCGCCGTCGACGTGAAGCTTGAACGAGATCTCGCCGGGCGGCAGTTCCGGATGGCCGGTGGCGCGCAGGATCCCCTGCAGGGCTTCGGCGATGGCGCGCTTCTGTGCAACTGAAAACATTCTCGGTCTCCTCAGTGGGATTGGGTCTTGGGAATCATCGTTTCGGCTTCCATCATGCGAGCGTGAATCCGCTCCAGAATCGCGGCGTCGCTCGCTGCCGCGTGGGCTTTTTCAAGGTTGCTGTTCGGCCCCTTCTGCAGGTGAAACTGCTCCGCGTTGCGCGCCTCCATGGAGAAGCGCAGGACGGCGCGCCGGATCAGTCGGCGCTCGTGTTCGGTCCACTCGCTCACTGCTCGAACCCGTTCGCGAAGGGACGGTCCTGCGCGCACAGCGCGGGCGACACGACCTGCTTTGTCGTCTGGTACTCCGTCGTGTCAGCGCCGGGGCAGCGCCACACGTAGCCGTTCTGCCCGGCTTCAATCACGGTCAGCCACGGCGGCTGCAGGGTCATCTTCTCGACGTTGCGGATCGACATCGTCGCGGAGAGCGCGAGCGAGGGCAGTAGCAGTGCGAGCAGCGTCTTCATCGTGAGTACTCCTTCTGATCTCGTAACCATCCGGCAACACCAAGTTCATCAGCGTCTGGGTCTTGGGCAAGCCGGGGACTTGTACACATTTGCACTCGCCGGATCCCGGCGCGAGCACGGTCATGCAGTAGCGGCAGATCAGCCAGATCACGGCACCTCCTCCATCGGATGCTTGCCTTTGCACATTGTCTCGGCCGGGTCAAAGCGAATGTAGATGCCCGCCGCCGTCGGCTTGCCGCAGAAGCAGCAGATTTCCTGCGCCTTCAGCGTGAAGCGAATCGGATCAAATTGCGGAGACCTGCGCTGCCAGCAAGCTTCGCAGATGTTGTGCGTCCAGCGACTCTGGCTCACAGCCGCTCCAGATCCACGAACCACGCGATGAAGAACGTCACGCGCTTGCGCGCCCAGCCTGCCTCGCTTTCGATCTGGCCGCACACAATCGGATCCGCGCGCTGGTCGGTGCAGATGCCGATGGCGTCGAAGAGCTTCATCGCCCGCGCCTTGTCGACCGCCTCCATGATCTGAGGCTTGACGAGGTGCATCGGGATCTCGAGTTCGGTCGACAGCGCGCCGGGGGAGTAGATGCTTTTCTTGCCGCCCTTGCCGTCGTCGATCTCACTCTTGTACACGATCGGGAGCGGGTTCTTGTACTCGCCCTCGCCCTGCGCGAGCCGGTGCGGCTCTTGGCGGAAGCCGTCGTTCCAGCTTTTTTCCTCCATGCGCCCTTTCTTCGCGTGCGTGCGGATCGCGAAGATCTCCAGCGGGAAGTTGGGCACGATCAGGTAGCCCGCCTCGACCGCGGCCTTGACCTTGCGGTAGAAGCCGATGCGCCGATCGGCCTTCTTCATCAGCCGCTTGAACGGCGCGCCCTTCCACTCGTAGCTCTGGGTGTGGTCGTAGCACTCCTGCGCCTCCGCGCGCTGCGCGATCCAGAACTCGATGCGTTGCTCGAACCACGCGACCAGCGATTGCTGCGCGGGCGCGAGGTCGGTGGGGCTCAGAGCGATGATCTGTTGCATGGTTCCTCCAGTAGCGTCGGTAGAAGGTGCAGCGGCTTGAGGCGTTTGATCTCGATCGTTCGGCAGGGGTTGTGGAACTTCAGCTTGTTGCTGATCTCGTCTTGGCGTTTATGCGCGCAGTGCTCCTCGAACATGAGCCGCGTGCAGCAGCCGACGATGTACACGGTGTGGTACGACTCGAACGCGACATGGCCTTCGCTGCGTGCGCGCGTGAAGATGTAGTTGACGACCTGCTTCTCGTAGTTGTGATCCGCCACGTCGCAGTCGTAATGCGGCTGCGGGTAGGTCGAGCAATTCTGCGTCTTGACCTCGAACTTGTGTCCGAGGATCTGGTAGTCGTGCGTCCTGCCTCCGATGTGTACAAAGGGAATTTTCAACTTGGTCATGGCGCTCTCTGCCGCCAGTTCGCCGAGGAACCCGATCTCGGTCCGGAATCCCTCCTTCCCGAAAACCGGGCGGCGGAACGGCAGCCTCGACCGCTCCAGCGCCTGCATTCTCATCTCGTCGGTTACGAAGACCGTGGGAAATTTCATGCTGACCTCTTCGCGCCGCGCTTGATGCGACCGAATTGCGGGCTGGCCTCGTTGCGCTCCTCCTCGGTGAGCGACTGCCACGCCGTGAGCAGGCTCGCCATGCTGATCTTCGCGGCGGCTTCGAGGCGCGCGATGACCGGGTTCACTGCCGCGCCGGACGCGCTGTCGACTGGCCCCTGCGGCGACGCGGGCGTGCTCGGCGTGGCTCCCTCGGCCCACTGCGCGAGGCGCACGCCGCACTCCTCATCGATCAGCGCGCCGGTCGGGAACATCGGGCGATGCTGTTCCTGCAACTTGATCGGCAGGCCCACGCCGGGGTTCTGCGCCATCATCAGGAACGACACCGTGAGCTCGAACGGCAGGTTCTTTTCGCTGATCGGGATCCAGCCGTCGAGGCCGGTCAGGCTCTGCTTCGCGGTCACGACCATCTTGCCGCTCTGCGGATCCTTGACCATCTCGATCTTCGGCTCGGCGCGGAAGCACAGGATCAAATGCGCGCGAACCTGCAGCAGCCGGTTCACCATTTTCTTGTGCGCGCCTTTCGGCTTGATCCACGACGCCATTTTGAACAGGTCGCGCTTTTTCCAGTCGGTGCCCGCCATGCGGTCGATCTCGTCTTCCTGCTGCTCCAGCACGCCGCCGTCGCCCGCCCACACATGCGAGGTGGAGTCGGTGAGGATCACCGGGTAGCCCGCGTCGTCGGCCGCGACGATCGCCTCGGTGTAACGCTCGGGGGTAAACGGCCCCTTGAGCTCGCCATGGTCGAACGTGAAGCGGTCGGCGTAGTGCAGCGCCCGGCGCGCCTCGGTGTCGATGACCGCGAACTTGGGCTTGCCCAGCGCGCGGCAGATGCCGGTGGCGAGGCGCATCGCGCTGTAGGTCTTGCCGGATCCGGTGCCACCGGCGAGCCCGACGAGCAGGCCCACCGACTCTCGTGTTGCTGGTCTGAACTCGAATGTCATGGCTTTTCTCCACCGCTGAAGAAGTCGCGCAGGATCGTGCTGATCACCATCTGCGGCTTGATGATCATCGCGCCCTGCATGTTCATCAGGTAGCCGAGGCGCTCGCGCGCCTCCTTGATGTCGTCGAAGACGTTGATCGAGTGACGGCGCTCGCCCTTCTCTTCAAAGTAGAGCCGGAACTTGCCGCCGCCGGTCAGCGTGATCGTGTACGTGCGCTGGTCGACGATGCGCTCCTCGACGCCCTCGGGCGAGAGGTATTCGTCCTTCAACACGTCTGGCTTTTCGTCGCTCATGCCTCCTCCCCGCACAGGTACTGGCCGAGGCTCAAGGCACCGACGATTCCCGCAAGGCATTCGGTGTAGAAGCTGATCAGCCCGTCGCGCATGATCATGTGCCCGATCCAGTACAGGTCAGCGAACGGCGGCGACGAGAACACGATGAAGCCCCAGAAGGCACCGAACTCCTTGTTCGCCAGCCACGCTGTATACAAGTGGAATCCAAACATCCCGAGGATCCCGACCCCCATGAGGATGGCACCAATGACACCAAGAGTCGTCTTCATTTGCCGCTCCAGTCTTTCTGGATTTCACTGAGCAAGTACACGGCGGCGGCGAACGCGAAGTCGATCCACAGCGGCAGCGTGACCCAGATCCAGTCCCAGTGGATCACGCCCGCGAGTTTCAGAGCGACGAGGATGAAGCCGATTATCCACGTCATGGCAGTTCTTCCTGTGTAGCCAGCATCTCGCCCTCGGCCTCCGCGAGTTCCCACGGCGTGGGCTCGGCGTAGTGGATCCGGTGATCGTAGTCCGGCCAGTGGTCGTCCGCGATGCAGTGCTGCCACTTGTTGATCGCGACCTTCACGCGGTCGTCCTCGATCTGCGCCTTCGCTGGCGTCAGGCCGATCAGCGTGCAGGCGTACGGCGCGTCCTGCTCCTGCACGAGCATCAGGTGGTGGGTGTGCGGCGTGGGCTGGATGATCTGCGACAGGCCGCGCGCGTAGAAGCGCAGGCTGAAACCGTAGCCCATGTTCTGCATGATGCCGCGGATGAACTTGTCGGCGCGCGCGCTCGCGCTCGTCGTCTTGTAGTGCAGGATCAGGTCGTAGTCGTGCGTCATAAAGTCCGGACGCGCGCGGCAGTAGATGTCGTGCTTGACGTCGGGGCCGGTTTCCTTCCACACGATCGTGCGCTCGGCCGCGCCGCGCTCGAAGATGCCGTCGAACTGAGACTGCTCGATGAAGCGGTGCGCACGCAGAGCCATCGCGTTGACCGCAGGCATCTTGATCGCGAGCATCGGGATCTTGCCTGCCGCACGCGCGGCGTCGCGCTCGTCCTTTGCTTTGTTCGTGCGCCAACTGTCGGCGTCGACGACGACGATGCGTTCCTCGCCGTGCAGGAACAGGTCGTGCGCGGCGGATCCGATGTCGGCTTCGTTCGCCTCGAAGGTGCCGAGCGCGCCGAGGCGGGGGTGCTCCTGCCAAGCGTGCAGTGGAGAAGCTGTGAGCATCCTGTGTCCAATCGAGGAGGACAGCGAGGGGTTCTCGCAGGGATCCGCGAGGTACTCAGAAAACGGCATGTCGTAGATGCCGGGCGCGGTGATTCTCATGGGGTTTCCTTTGGGGGTGAGTGGGCGGTTTCTTGCACTCGCCAGAATACGCGAGGGGATACAAGTGGTCAATACTCATTGAAAGGCACAGATCACTGCCGTATCCTCGCGGGCATCTCGCCAACGGAGGCAAAGCGCCCCATGACCCCACAATTCGCAGTCCTGTCCCTCCTCGCACGCGGCTGGAGGCAGGAGGACATCGCCGACGCCGTCGGCGTCACCCAGCCAACGATCCACCGCATCAAGGGCGGCGTCATGCCAGCGTGGGACACCGGCATGAAGCTGATCGAGGTCTGCAAGCTGGAAAAAGCGAAACGCAAGCAGCCGCAGGTCGCCGCCGGTGGAAGTTGATCTCTACGGCGAACTGATGGTCGAGGCCACGCGGCTCGGCAATCGGCTCTGGCGCAACAACATCGGCATGGCGAAGTACACGGCCGAGAGTGGAAATGTATACACGGTGCCGTACGGCGTCGGCGGCAAGGGCGGCGCGGACATGATCGGCTTCACTCGCAGGTGCTACCGGCAACTCTTCAGAGTCGACGAGATCGTGCCCGTCTTCACCGCCATCGAGTGCAAGCGCCTCGGCTTTCGCCCGCGCAACAAGAAGGAAAAACAACGCTGGGAGGATCAGCAAAAATACCTGCAGTTCGTGCGCGACTCCGGCGGCATCGCGGGGAGCGTCGAGTGCATCGAGGACTACCACAAGCTGATCGGGCACGCCGAGTGAACGTCCACGCGCGCGGTGACTACATCCGCTTCTGCGGCTACGGCATGCATTTTATCGACCCCTGCGACGGCTACTACACCATCAACCCAGAAGGAGGGTACGGACGACACGAAGTTCTCTGCTGTGAACACTGCATCAAGAAACCCGAACACTCCGCAGCCCTCGAACGAATGATCGAGGCCGGAGCCACCGAACTGAAAAAGTACAGGAATCCACAAATGAACGATAACGCCCGCAAGAAGAAGACCGCCACGACTCCCGTCCTGACGCCCACACCCCCGCCTGCGCCCGTCGCCAAGAAGCGCGAGCCGCGGGAACCCCTGCCCTACAAGGTGCGCGATCGCATCAGCGGCGACGTGATCTACGTCATCGCGAATGGCCGCTCGCAGGCCGAGAACTTCGCGAAGTACTACCGCTTCGAGGTGCGGCCCCTGCATGCCCGTGAGGCGATCGGCTTGAAGCCCGAGCAGATCTTCGACGCGACCAAGCAGCCCGGCCCGCCGGAGCAACTCAAGCTGGCGGTGGGTGATCCGGAATGAGCGGAGTCAACATCTCCTCGCAGCAACTGCACGAGATCCTCTCGAGCGTCACCGAACTGACCGACCTGCAGTTGACGCAAAACCCGAAGCTCGACGTGATGACGTTCGCGACGTGCGCGTTCTCGCAGTTGCTGCGCGAGTTGCGGCACCACACCGATGTCGAGGTGCATGGTGCCCACGCCGACGTGATCGCTGCCGCGCGCAAGTTCCTCAACCCGACCGCGCAGATCTCCAACCGTCGGCGGTGGAGGGTCGTCGCGTACGACTTCGACACCAAGATCAGGATGGCGACGCCAGACGACAAGGAGACCGTTTGCTTTCTGGTCGCAGGGATGCCGCCCCCGGTCGACCAATGATCGAGCTCTACCCGCACCAAGAGGAGCAGCTTGAGCGCGTGCGGGCGAGCATGCGCCGCAAGGTGATGCGTCCGTTGATCGTCCTGTCGACTGGCGGCGGCAAGACGGTCATCGCGACAAAGATGTGCAAAACGTCAATCAGGAAAGGGTTCGCGCCGATGTGGTTCGTCGTGCATCGGCGCGAACTTCTCGACCAAGCCGCCAAGGCATTCGCCAACGCCGGGCTCGACGTCGGCATCGTCGCGCGCGGTTACGACCTCGAAGGCAGCCGGTCGCTGCAGATCGTGCTGATCGACTCGCTGCCGCGGCGCATGCAGTACCTCGCCAAGCCGCGCGTGATCATTCCCGACGAGGCGCACCATTGCGTCGCGCCGAAGTGGGCGCACCTGCGCGAGTTGTTCCCTGACGCGTTCTACGTCGGGTTGACCGCGACACCGCAACGGTTGGACGGCCGCGGCCTCGGCGAGCACTTCGATGAGATTATCGAGGGGCCACCGATGCGCTGGCTGATCAACAACGGCTACCTCGCCGACTTCCGGATCTTCGCGCCGCCGACGAAGGATCTGGATCTGACGCACCTCAAGCATCAGGGCGGCGACTTCAACAAGCATCAGGTCGCCGAGCGCGTGGCAAAGTCGACCATCCTCGGCGATGCGATCGCCGAATACAAGCGGCACGCGATGGGCACGCGCTGCCTGATCCGCTCGGTCGGCGTCGAGGCCAGCTTCCACACCGCCGAGGCGTTCAAGGCCGCGGGATTCGTGGCCGTTCATCTGGACGCCAAGACCTCCGATGGCGAGCGCCGCAGGGTTTTCAACGACTTCCGCCGCGGCGAGATCTCGCACCTGTGCAACGTGGATTTATTTGGCGAAGGGATCGACATTCCCGGCGTACAATCCCTCATCGATTTGCGCCCCACCGACTCGCTGACGTTCTTCCTCCAGTACATCGGAAGGATGCTGCGTCCCGCACCCGGCAAGACTCATGGAATTTATCTCGACCACGTCGGCAACACCCTGCGGCACGGCATGCCCGACGAGCCGCGACCGTGGTCACTCGACGGCAAGCGCGCGAAGTACAAGCCGCTCCCGGTATACATGTGCAAAATTTGCTTTGGCACGTTCGGCAAGCCCTTCCGCATCTGCCCCGGCTGCGGCGCGATCGTCGTCGGCGGCGTTCCGCGCGTCGAGCCGAAGAAGGTCGACGGCGAACTGCAGGAGCTCAACAAGGAGATGCTGGCCCAGTCCCGCTACGGCAAAAAATTTGACCGCGAACGCGGTCGCGCAAAAACATTGGAGGAACTGGTCCGCATCGGCGTCGCGAGAAAATATCCGAAGCCGGAGCGGTGGGCCATGCACGTCATGGCAGGCAGACAAAACAAGACGCGAGCGCGGCAGTAGCTGCAGCACGCGGGGAGACTCTCATGGCAACTCCGGTTGGCTTCAAAGCCGCCGTCAGCATCGTTGACGTCATCGGGCGCTACGTCGAACTACGCAAACACGGGCGCGAATTCAAAGGGCTGTGCCCGTTCCACGAAGACCGCAATCCGAGCATGTCGGTCGTGCCGCACAAGGAGATGTTCTACTGCCACTCCTGCGCGGTCGGCGGCGACGTGATCGCGTTCGTGCGCCGCATCGAGGACTGCTCGTTTCAGCGGGCGCTCGACATCATCGGCGGCAAGCCGGACAAGGACAACTCGCGACCGCGCATCGCGTACCCGCGCCAAGTGCCCGCGCAGCCGGAGCGCATCTGCTTCGCGCCGCCGGTGGAGGATCTCGAACCGAAGGACATGACACTCCCGCCGAGCGAGGGCCACTCGTGGGCGCTCAAGCAGGTCTGGACGTACTACGGCACCGGGCGCGAGGTGCTGTTCTACGTCGCGCGCTACGAGTGGTGGAACGCCGAGGGCGATCTCGTGAAGAGCTACCGCGCATGGACGTACGCGAAGGATGGCTGGAAGCGCCTGCAGTGGCAGACGCCGCGCCCGCTCTACAACCTGCACAACCTCACGCAGCAGCCCGACGCGGTGGTCTGCCTGTTCGAGGGCGAGAAGGCTGCCGACGCAGGCGGACAGATCGGCGGGAGCCGCTGGGTCGCCGCGTCGTGGCCCGCGGGCGCTGGCGGCGTGGCCTACGCTGATTTCAGCCCGCTGCAGGGGCGGCGCGTCTTCCTCTGCCCTGACCCCGACAAGGCGGGCAGGCAGGCCCGTGACGAGCTCCTGCTGCGCCTGCGGGGCGTCGCCAGCGAGGTCTGGCTGATCGACACCGACGACATGCCCGAGGGCTGGGACATCGCTGACGCGGTCGAGGACGATGGCTGGGACGGTGCCCGGCTCGACCACTGGCTCAATGAGCCCATCGCAGGGGTGGCCCGGCTGCACAAGCACGACTACGGCGACGAGCCCGTGCGCGCGGGCCTGATCGCGCCGGACGCGACGGTGCCGGGCATGCTTGCCCTCGTGCCGAGCCGCGCGCCGCCGCGCAAGCAGACCCGCACGTCACCCAAGGTCAAGAACTGGGATCTGGCCGACTGGCGCGAGAAGCTGATCCTGTCGACGAACAAGAAAGACGGCAAGCAGACGCCGCTGCGCTGCCCCGAGAATGCCACCGTGCCGCTCGAGTACGCCGAGGAGTGGAAAGGGCTGCTCGCGTGGGACGAGCTCCGGCAATGCATCACGACGGCGCGCCCGACGCCGTGGGGTGACCAGCCGCTCGAGTGGGCCGATCACCACGACACCGAGCTCGCCTGCTGGTACGACCGCGCCGGGCTGCACTTCGCCGGGCTGATCAGCGAGGCCGTCGACGTCGTCGCGCATCGCAACTCGTTCCACCCGGTGCGCGACTACCTCACCTCGCTGAAGTGGGACGGCGTCAAGCGGATCGATGACTGGCTGCTCAATTACTGCGGCACGGCGCGCACCGAATTCACGGTCTTCGTCGGCAAGGCGTGGCTGATCTCCGCGGTCGCGCGTGCGATCCATCCCGGCGCGCAGGTGAAGACCTGCCTGATCCTGTTCGGGAAGCAGGACTCAGGCAAGAGCGAAGCGTTCCGGATCCTCGGTGGACCGTGGTACGCCGTGCAGCACGGCAGCATGACCGGCGACAGCACGAGGGCCATCGAGCAGTGCTCGAAGGCTTGGATCATCGAGATGGCCGAGCTCGCGACGGTGCGCCGCGCCGAAGCCCTCGAAGGAATCAAGTCGTTCCTGTCGACCAACGATGACACGTACCGCCCGGCGTACGCGCGGCGCGTGCAAACAATTCCGCGCTGTTGCGTTTTCTGCGGCACGAGCAATCCCGACGAAGTGTTTTCCGACGTCACCGGCAACGTCCGGTTCTGGCCGGTGCCGGTGTGCGAGCAGATCGATCTGGAAGCACTGCGTCGCGACCGCGACCAACTGTGGGCCGAGGCCGTCGTGCGCTACCGCGCAGGCGAGAATTGGTGGACCGAGGACGACAAGCTTCGCGAGCTCGCCGCGCAGGCGACCGAGGCGTACATGGTCCGCGACGAGTGGACGAACGTGATCGGTGACTGGCTCCGCGATCCTGATCAGAGGCAGAAGAAAAACTTCCAGACCAGCGAGATCCTGTCGGGCGCGCTGAAGATCGAGGTCGGCAAGTACGGGCGCATGGAGCAGCTTCGCGTCGGCAACAGCATGCGCAAGCTGGGCTTTGAGTACGTAAAAATTTGGTACACCGCAGAAGAGTTGTCGGTGATGGCATCCGACACACCAAAAGGCCGAAAGGCGTGGAGACGAAAAACCGATGAAAAATCTGAATGACTTTGGCCTGTCGCGCGACGTCGAGAACGAGCTCAAGATCTACGGCAGGAACGGCGATCACGGCAACGGCATGTTCAACTTCATGTCGTGCGAAGACGGCAAGACACTGCGCGTGATCTGCAGCGATGGCGGCGGCTGGGACCACGTCAGCGTGTCGCGCGTCGACCGCGTGCCGACGTACCGCGAGATGGAGCAGGTCGCGAAGATCATCTTCCAGCCCGACGAGTACGCGGTGCAGTACCACGTCCCGGCGAGCGAGCATGTAAATTTCCACAAGTACTGTTTGCACTGGTGGCGACCGACGCGCGAGTTGCTGCCGCATCCGCCGACGATGATGGTCGGGCCGAAGTGAGCGAGCCGGATAATCGGATGCGCGTCGTGGTGGGATGGACACTGCTGTTTCTGTCGCTGATCGTGCTGACTTGCGTGTGGGATTGGTTGGCGCTGAGAGAGTGCTTGGATGCAGGGAATTCTTGGTTGTTCTGCGTCCGAGTCTTGGGGTGAAAGCCCCGGCGTTGCACCGGGGCATGGTTGTCATCCTGCTGGCAGGATGATGCGTTCGCGTATCACTTTGCGTGCAGGATGAGATCCTCGAGGATCTCCTTGGGCTTGGCGTCGGGCACGACGACACGCGCCCGGTCGACGAGCTCCTGCAGCTTCTCGGCGACGGGTGGGCGGGCCCAGAACTGCACGAACACCCAGCCCTCACCCCTGCGGCGCGAGCGCCACGAGGCAGCGTTTTCTGGGTTTCTGACTGAGTTGATATTGCTCATTCGACGTTCCTCGCAAGAAAGTAACCCAGCAGCAGCACGACGGCTGCGCCGACCACAGCCATCCACATGCCGACCTTCACGTCGGTCTGGCACGCGACCCACACGCAGACCGCGTACAGCGCGCCCACGACGAGAAGGAACGCGACGGCCTCCGGCATGCTGACCAGCGCACGCGAGCCCCGCCTGCGGCCCTCTGAGAGGTACCGGCCGCAGTAGTGGCAGTTGTCGAGGCTGGCGGTCGTGATCTGCGCGCCGCACTCGCAGCGGTCATTCGTTCGCACGTTCACAGTTCCTCCTCAGTGACTTCGCGCAGGCCGAACTGATCGACCTGCCCCTGCAGTTCCGACATCGGGTACTGGAACGCCCACACGGTCCCGCGCATGCGCGCCATCTCCATGCGTGCGCGGCCCCAGTCCGGATCCGGCACGACGATGTAGCAGGACGCGAGGCTGCGACCGTCGGCGGTCTTGTGGCCGAAGCCGAAGGTGAAGAACCAGCCATCCTCGCGGCTCACGATGGCACCTCGGGCCCGGCCAGCCACCGCTCGACTCTCTCCTTGCTGCCCCACGCTTGCGCAGGAGCCTCGTTGTAGAGCCACGAGACGATGTCGAACAGCATGCGCCGGTTGGTCATGTCGGCGCGCTCGCACGCGGCGCGCAGGTCGTTCTCCAACACGGCGGTCAGGAAGCCGCCGGTCGGCCGGTGATGCTCGAAGTACAGGCGCAGACCCTCTGTCAGATTCGCGTTGGGCACCTTGCTGAAGTCCATCATTGGATTCCCTCCAGCGTGATGCGCGCACGCGCGAGGATCTGGCGCACGTCGTCGGGGTTCTGGTGCTCGCCGACCAACAGGGCGTCGATCACGAATGCGAGCTCCCTGCACGTCGCGAGCAGGCGGTCGCGCTGGCCCTTGATGACCAGCGCCTTGCGGCCGAACTTTTCGATGCGGTCATTGAGCTCGAGGCGCACGCGCTCGAGGTCGGCGTCGGTGACGACAGGGTTTTCGTTTGTCTTCGTGTTCATTGCGGTCTCCGGTAGTGTTGAAGGATGGTGGAAGGGGGAAGCACGATCTTGCAGGCGAGTCGCTGCTCGCCCGCATCTTCGCGCAGGAAATTGCGATCGCGGAAAATCGTGTAGCGTTCGAGCGCGGATGGGATCCGCACCGTGTGCCACACGACACCGCGCACGTCGCCGTCGTCACGCCACGCGTGCCGCGGCTGCAACGCCGCGATGATGATGACGGCGACAACGATGGTTCCGAGCAGGGCGATCATGTGATCACCAGCCCGTCGGCGACGATGCCTTCGACGATGGCGTCAACGTAGCGCGGCTCGACGACCGTGCCGAGCCGACCCCACATCTGCCGATCCTCCGGCAGGTGATCGTCGACCCATGCTTGCGCGGCGGGCGTGACGGCGGTGAGGATGCAGATCGAACCGTGGTTCGCGAGCGTGAAGTCACTCACCGAAATCTCCCGTCTCGTGTCCGCCGCAATTCGACCAACGCTCGGTCGTGTTGCCCCACATCGACGTGCCGACGGTTGTCGTCCCGCCACTGAGGAGGAAACGCCCCGCGCAGAGCTCCTTGCGGTCGACGCACCAGATCCATTGCTCGCTGCCGGTCTCCTTCACCGCGGTGCGCATGGCCGCGCGTGCGGCCTTCTTCGCCTCGCTCGGCAGGTCGAACACACCCGCCTCGCGCTCGGTGCCGTGGAGGACGTGCTCGCGGGCCTCGTACTCCTCGCCCGGCCCGGCGTCGCACATGTGGTACGCGTACGCGTGCAGGAACGTCTCGCCCACCTGCTCACGCGTGAATCGTTCGCGCTTCATCCGACACCTCGCACGGCGTTCCAGTCCTTCAGGTTCGCCCAGTGCAGCGGCACGAGGTTGATGTGCCGCCCGGTGATCACGAGCCCGTTCGGGATCGCGTTGGCGACGTAGTGCATCTGCTTGAGGTACGTGCGCGGTGCGGTGCGCTCCTCCTGCGGTGCGTCGGCCAGCGGCACGTAGTGCGGTGCAGCCAAGCCCTCGGTCGCCACGAGCGCGAGCCCGTCGTGCGGGCTCCGATCGTAGGTGTACAGCTTTGTATACATTGTGGCTCTGTTCACTTTGGTCTCCGGTTGGTTGTGGTCGAGCTTGCCTTCTTCCTTCGCGATGTCGCGGCCCGCGCGATACCACGCGTAGCCGATCATCTGCCGGGCCTGACGGCTGGCAAAGCCGTTGATGCCCTTGGTGACGAAGTCGTAGCCGTTCCAGAACGCGATGGCGAACGAACTGCCGTAGCTCCCGCGCTCGCGACGCTTGCCCTTCACGAACAGGCTCGGGTGCCGCACGTCGTACGCGCGGCGTGCCGCCGTGTACTGGCCCTGCATGTACGGGTCTTTGAATGGATTGGTAGTCATCAGTAGATCGCCCACGGGTGGCCGTCCTCGAACGCTTCGAGCGCGCGATCGCGCACGCCGACCTCGACGTCAGGCACGTCGCTCGGCGCGAGGATGTTGAGATGGAACGGACCCTCGGCATCCTCGGCCATGCGGTCGAACGCGTGCGCGTACGCGCGCGTGGTCGCCGGGTACGCCACGAGGCTGGTCGACTCCGCGCAGTCGCAGTCACGCGACCAGCTTTCGATCAGCACGACGCGACGGCCGACGTTCTGGTTCCCTTCGATCGGGTTCCAGCAGAAGATGCCCATGCGGCGCGCGCGATCGGCACCGATGGCATTCTCGCGGATGTTGCGGCGCAGGTTGCGCGCGTTCGCACGCTCACGCTGGCGGCAGGTGCGCTCGAACAGATCCTTGCCTGCGGCGGCGATCTCGTCGACGTTCGCCTCGGTGGCGAGGCCCGCGGCCTTGTACGCGCGCCACGCGATCAGCACGCAGTGGCTGGTCTCGACGTAGTCGGTGGGGATGGGAAGATCGATTTGGAATTTCATGGTGGTCTCCAGTTGTGGGATTTGTATACAATGCAGCAACGCTGCCGAGTGCGGTCTCTGACACCGCACCGAGCAAAGCTACCTACCAGCGCCCGCCGTTCTCCATGAACATGATCTGGCGCTCCATGCTGCGCTCGCGCGAGTCGTCCATCTCGCGCTGCTCGATCACCTTCCAGAGCAGCGCCTTGCGTCCCTTCAGCCGCGGCTCGTCGACGACCGCCACGACGCGCTGGCCGTGGCACACGCTGCAGGAGACGTCGTAGTCGCCGCGGAAGTACGCCTCCTCGAAGTCCGGATCCTCGCGGAACTCCTCGGGGCTGATGCCGTTGCCATCGATGGCCGGGTTGGTGTGCGTGCCCTTGCCATCGCAGCGATCGCACACCTCGTAGCGCGCCGGGAACACGACCTCGAACTCGCGGTCGCTGTGGCGGCTGTAGTGCGTCTTGGTGACGGTGACGGCGCTCACGGCTGCACCTCGTTTGCCTTGAACGTGAGGCCGACGCCGCGCTTGCGCACGACCTTGCCGTGCGTCCAGTCGCCGAGCAGGCCGTAGACGTGGCCGACCTCGTCGACGCGTGCGGTCGGGCTGCAGTCGCCCTTGATCACTTTGTCGCCCGCCTCAAGGAAGCGCGCGTTCTTGATCGCCTCCTCGGCGGTCGCGCCGCGGCCCCAGTACCCGCGGCCCGTGACCAGCACGGCCATGACGGTGATCGCGCCGCCGGTGGGCTCATCGATGCAGCGCACGGCGGTGCCGTCGACCAAGATCGTGGAGCGGATGCGGTCGAGCTTCACGCGCACCTTCTCGGTGGTGCCGTTGAGCGCGAGCACGGTGCCGAACCGCGCGCCGCGCATCCAGAAGTCGGTGCCGGGGTGCATCTCGACGCGGGAGTGAAGCTTGATGGTCTCGCCATCGAAGCCGGTGATGGTATTGAAGTTGTCTTTCATGGTGTTCTCCAGTTGTGGTTTTGTATACAATGTCGGGTCGTTAGCCCGCCGCTGCCGCCTCGCGTGAGCGTGGCGACAGGGGCAGTCGATTACTTCCGCTCGAACTGCTTGGTGCGCTCCAGCAGAGCGCGTGCGTTCTTGACGTCGTCCTCGGCCTTGGCGAAGCTCGCGCGATCCTCGTCGAGCTCGTGGACGTCGTCCGCGTGCTCCTCAAGGCCCACGTCCGCGACCGGCAGCACCTCGGCCAGCGCCTCGCGCAACTGGGCGATGATGTCGGCGCGCATGTTCGACTGGCTGCGCGTCAGCGCCAGCGCCTGCTCGAAGTGGTCCCACGGCTTGGCCGTGCCATCCTCGGGCGGGCAGTCGAACAGGCCCATGCTGCGCAGGGTGATGCGGGCGAACGCCACGTCGCTCGTGAGGTTCGGGCTCTGTGCGATCACGAGCAGCGTGGCGAGAAGCTCCGGCGCTGCGTGCGCGATGCGCAGTTCCATCGCGATCGCCTGCGAGGTCGGGCTCTTCTCATCGATGATGAGCTCGAGCGGTTGCGGCTTTGCGCCGATGTCGATCATCTGAAAGAAGCGGGGGGTGTTGATGCTCATTGAATTTTCTCCAGTTGTGGTTTTGTATACATTGGGTGGCAGCGGGATCATTGGACTGCGGTGTCCTGCGCGCGCGCCGCGGCAATGATCTCGTTGTGCCGGATGTCGGCGACCTCGGCGTCGAGCTTGTCGAGGGCGTCGACAAGGGTGTTGCCCGAGGCGGCGATCGCCTCGCGCTGGCGGAAGACGAGCAGCGCCCAGAAGTGTTTGTCGCTCGTGGTGAACGGCTCGACGATTACGCGTGCGCCGTCGGCGCGGTTGGCAAACAGGAAAGCGGTGATGTTGTCGTGCATGTGGGTCTCCGGTTGGTTTAGCGGTGGCTGACGTCGACGACAGCGCCGGTGTCGAACAGCGCGACGATGGCCTCGGCGTCCTTCAGGCTCGCCGTGTCGAACTGGTACGTCGTGCCGTAGTTGCGGATGCACACGTCGTAGACGATGGAGCCATCGGTCAGCGTCTTCGCGACGATGCGCGGCTTCATTGCGTCGGCGTCGACGGCGGTCGGTTGCGGCCACGGCTTGGTGCGGATCTGGATCGTGTCGTTCATGGTGGTCTCCAAAAAGGGAAGTTGTATACAATGTTGCAGCGGTGCTGCCTGCAGCCGCCTCGGACAGAGGCGACTGAGGGCATCATCACTCAGCCGGTGCGTCGGCGGGAGGAGCCGAGGAGGAAACCTCGAACCTGCGCCACGACTGCGTGCCTGACCAGCCGCGGAAGCCGTCCGGCTCGCGCACCCAGTACACGCGACCGCGGTCGGTGTAGCGCGCTCTGGCGTCCTTCCCAGAGGGCAGCTTGCGGCGCTCGCCGGGCAGGATCGGTGCCGGGCCCGCCGTGCGCTCGACCTCGCGCAGCGGCTGGCCGTGACGCGCATCCGCCACGCCCGCGAGGAACGCGACGAAGGCGCGGCCGCTGCGCTCGCGGTGCTCAAGCTGGCCGACCTCGCTGCGCACCGCGAGCACCTGCGCGTACTCATTGGCTTGGTCGAACGGCACCAGTTCGTACCGGCGCACGCCATGCTTGAGCACGTAGGCCGTGCCGTTGGCCTTCTCAGGCTTCACGGTCCCGGCTTCCAGCCCAGCGATGCGCACGAGCATCTCGTCGCACTGCTTGGTCACGTCGGCGATGACCTTGTCGGCCATCGTGCGCGAGACCTGCAGCGGCTCGTACTGGTTGCCTTGGCACACGCCGCTGAAGTAGCCGTGCTCGACCGTGTAGCCGTGGTGCGCCATCGCGCCGTTCTTGACGGCC